CCTCGGTGTTTCCCTGGCCACAGCGAGCGCAGCGACGGTGATCTCGTTCCTGCCCCAGCTCACCGAGTGGCTGCGGTTTGTCACCGCCGTGGTTGGTTTGATCGCTGCCTGTGTCGCCCTCTACAAAGCTCTGAAGAAATGAAAAACACCAAGACCACACTGGCCGGAGTCGGTGCTGTTCTGATCGCCATCGGTGGAGCCCTCAAGGCTGCCTTCGACGGTGATCCGGCGACTACCGTAGACATCACTGCCACCATCGCCGCGGTCAGTGCCGGTATCGGTCTGATCTGGGCCAAGGATGCGGACAAGAAGCCGGAGTGAACTGGGTCTACCAGATCGTCCTTGCTCTCTTGGATTGGATCCGAGCGAAACCACCTACCGATGTTCAACATGGCCAAGCACCGAAGCCTCTCAAGGATGATCTTGCTGGCCGCATTGCCGACCTTCCTCGGTTGCCAGATGACCAAGGTGGTCCTGGTCCCTTCCGGTGACCCGGTGATGCTGGCCAAGCCGGTGCGGGCCAGCGTCTATGCTTTCGACAAGGACAAGAAGCTGGTCGGGCCATCACGAGTCGAGCTGCCCGCCGGCTGGTACGTCCTCCCGAAATCCAAATGAGAACCGTCACCTACGATTACGTGCTGCAACGCGCCTGTGAGCTCACCGGGCGCGTTTTCAGCACTCTGACGACCGAGGAGGCCAACTTCTTCCGCACGTTCATCTCGATGTCATTACGGAGCGCCTGGGAGTGCTTCAACTGGCCCGAGCAGACGGTCTACCAGCAGGAGTTCTTCGCTCCCAACTACGACCCCGTGCAACTCTACTCTGCGGGCATGGTGGTCTACTTCAAGGTCGAACAGAAGTACTACCAGTACGTCGGCTCGATCAACTCCGGCAACCCACCGACCACCGGAGGCCCCGGTGGCACGCTCAATGCGCAGTACTGGTCCGAGGCGCTGCCCGACTACGGCAACAACGACGGCGACTGGGATGCGACCACGACCTACACCATCGGCCAGATCGTCCTGTACCCGGAGACGCAGCGCCACTACCAGCTCTACGCCACGGCGCCTGCCGGCACTGTCCCGACCAATGCGACCTATTGGGGCGTGCTGAACAAGTTCCTGCGCAACATCTCGCAGACAAGCAACCCGGACGGCACCCCTCGTGCGGTGGAGATCGGCGAGGCATTCAGCGTCTGGCCTGGTGATCCCAGGGTCTCGTGGCGCCAGCAGGAGCCGCGCTACACCTTCACCGACAACGGCATCCTCATCGAGGAGGAGCTGCCCTACGTCTGGCTTGAGTTCCGCAAGGTCCCGCCGCTGCTCACCAGCGCTGCCGAGGCTTCTGCCTACGCCTTCCCCTATCGCTTCGCCGAGGTCTGCGCACTGAAGGCCGCCGGCCAGATGCTGCGCGTCGACGGCAAGCTCGATCTCGGCAACCAGTTCTTGGAGTTAGGCGAGGTTGAACTCACCAAGGAGATCGACAAGGTGGCGCTGCAGGAGAAGTATGTGCGGCAGATAATCGTGCCGGGACGTTGATATGCCTGACCTGCCACAGATTGGAGCGATAGACGACGGGTTCGTCGGCGTGATCTCGCGCATTGAGCCTGCGCTGATCCCTGCGTCCTACGTCTCCAACGCTGTGAACCGGCGTTTCGAGGACAACGTCATCAAGAACCGCTGGGGCATCGTGCAGCCCAAGTGGGGCGGCAAATGGGAGACGCTCTCCCGCGTTGTCACGGTCACGTCCAACTCGGTTTCCGCAGTCCCAGTCAGCGGCACGCCGATCCCACAGAACTCGGTCATCGCATCCGACCCGGTGGCCAACGTGTTGGTGTTCCAGAACGGCACCCGCTGCCTGTTGGATGACGGCACCAACTGCGTGATGTCGACCGCGGCGCTGTCGTTCACCGGCCCCCCGGTGAACCGCACGGTGCAGTTCTACAACCAGACGCTGCCATTCACCGATATCCTCGGGGTGCTGCCATACCGCGACCCAGACACCGGGGCCAACGCCTTGATCGTGGCGACCAACGAGGAGCGCACCTCGGACGGCGGCCAGGGCCGGATGTACTGCGTGCGCCCCAACCAGAGCCCGGTGGAGATCCCGCTCAACGGCCACGACATCTACCTGCCGGTGCGCCTCATCCAGGCCACCAACGGCGTGGTGATGCTGCGCCCAGGGAACGCCCGCTACTACTTCGACGACATCACCGGCCTCGTGCTCGACACGATTGAGAACGAAGGCGGGGACGCGATCCTGCTTGAGAACGACAACGTGTTGTCCCAGGAGGCATCGACCGAGATCAACCTGAACGTGGTGCCCGACCTCGGCACAGGCGACATCGTGACCATCGGTGGCGTCGGCGACGTGTCACCGCTGTGGACGAGCACGACGTCATCCGGCCAGGGCTTCCAGTTCTACGTCAACGTGGTCAACACCGAGGTCTCGCTGCACCTGACCCTGCTGGACGCGAGAAACAAGACCAACGCGCTGCCGCTCAATCCAGAGAATGGTGCCCGGTACTACATCGAGCTGGCCAGCAACACCACCGGCTACGATCTTGCGCAGGACATCGTCAACAACCTGAACGACGGGATGCCGCTGATGATGGCCGGCAACTCGACCTATCCGTCGGCGCTAGACGCAGGGTTCAACCGTATCCCGTCGACGCTCTCAATCGTCGGCAGTGACAGCACCGCGGACACGATCACGGTCTACAACCACAACTTCATCCCGGGCGACCAAGTCACGCTGTCCAATGTCTCGGGCAGCAGCACGGTCAGCAGCAAGGTCTACTACGTCTTCCCGATTGATAACAACACGCTGAAGCTCTTCAGCGGCACGACCGAGGAGACCGATTCGCTGAACGACGCTGGACGTGCGATCATCGCGCTGACCACCAGCGGCACGACGCCCAACATCACCATCACTGGCGTCACGATCCTGAACCAGGGTGCAGGCTATCTGACGGCTCCGACCATCACGGTCTCCGGGACCGCATCGGTGGCTGCCAGCCTGACTGCCAGCGTAACCGACGGCAAGGTGACCTCGGTCACGATCAACAACGGCGGCACCTTTTCGACGACTCCGACCGCAGAGGTCTCGATGCCTTCCACCCTGGTGGACATCGACAACTCCGGAATCACCGGCGCGATCAAGCGCTCCAGTGCCTCCGGTGCCTCGGTCAACCCTGGGCGCGAGGGACTCTATTTCCAGAACCGGCTGCTGCTGCTCTACGGCAACGACTACCTGGCCGTGTCCGACGTGCTGGACCCGCTGCACTACAGTCCGGTGCTCAACGAGTTCAAGCTCAACACCGGCAGCAACGACCGCGTGGTGGCCCTGTACCCGTTCAACAGCACCACGCTGCTGGTATTCAAGGAGCGCTCGGTGCTGGCCGTCGAGAACCTCTACGGCGACCTGTCGACCACCCGCCTGACCGAGATCACCCGAGAGTTCGGCTGCGTCTCGCAGGCCTCCATTGCAGGCACAGGCTCGGACGTCATCTTCCTCTCCCAGCGCGGCATCATCAGCCTGCGCCAGACCGAGTTCGGCATCAGCCAGTCGGTGGTGCTCCCGCTGTCCGACCAGATCCAAAACCTCGTCGACGAGATCGACCAGGCATACTGGTCTAAGTCATGCGCAACGTACTACGCCAACCGCTACATCATCAGCGTCCCGGTGGAAGGCGGCGACGGCACCAACCAGCGCACGCTGGTCTACAACTTCCTGAACAAGGCCTGGGAAGGCTACTGGGAAGGCTCGATGCTGGTACCGCGGTACTGGTGCCGCCTGGTTGTTGCTGGCACCGATACGCTGTGCTGGGCCGACGAGAGCGGTCTGATCCACCAGTTCGACCCGCTCGGCCTTGTGGATGTCGACCGATTCGGTGCGCTGACCCAAGTGTCGACCGAGGTGAAGTTCCGCGGCTACACCGGCGAGGACAACGTCGACCACAAGCAGTGGACCGACATCCAGTTTGAGCTGGGCAACTGGAACACCCGCTACTCGATCAGTGCGGTGTTCGACGGTGTGAACGAGTCCTACGTGGTGGCCACCGACCAGACCAAGAGTCGCACGGTCTACTACACCTACGGCAGCGGCACCTACAACACCAACAACACCGGGGACAACTTCCTGGCGCCGTACCGCGAGGACTACTCGGTGACGACGCAGTTCCGCTGCGGCAACAACGGCTGGAAGGCCGGCCTGCACCAGTTCTTCAGCCACAAGGCTCGGCTGCGTAAGCATTCGGCCTCGGTGCAGCCCCTGTTGACCACCGACCAAGGATCTCTCGAAATCTACAGCGCCAAGGTGATCGGGATCGCCTACCGGCTCTACGGTAAGAACGACGTCTAAACATCATGCCTCTCTTCGTTACAGTCACCCCTGGGACCACGATCACTCCGACCACGACGCTGTCGGCCTCGACGCTCAACCTGTTGGGTACGCCCAGCGTCGATGTGACCGGCTCGGTCGATGGCGGCACGCTGTCTGTGGCCGATGGTTCGCTGTCGCTGTCCAAGTTCGCCCCGATCACTGGCAACCGGCTGATCGGCAATGGCAACAGCGTCTCTGCCTATCCTGCGGAACTCTCATCGACCGACCTGACCTTCACCAGCACGACGGTGAACGTGGCCACCAGCGCCATCACCGAGAGCAAGCTGGCGGCCCGTGCGGCGACCTTTGCCAAGATCCAGGCCATCGGCACCGGCAAGCTGCTCGGACGCACCACGGCGTCATCTGGCGACATTGAGGAGCTTACGGTAGGCTCCGGCCTCACGCTGTCGGGTGGAACGCTGTCCAGCGGCATCCTGCGGTACACGACGACGGCCAAGGACATCCCGGCCATCGGCGCTGCGAGTCAGGCTGTCCAGTGGTTGACCTCGGCCACCGAGCTTCCGGCAGTCACCGGATCTGTCGTTCCTCAAATCATCCGCGTGGTGCTGCGTTGCAAAACCAACGACGGGCCATTCGTTGTCGGGAACGAGCTGGACATCCGCAGCGTAATCAACGAGCAGGTTTGGAACAGTGGAAACCTTACAAGTGAGTATCCGATTACCATTTCTGCTGGGATGGAAGGTGCAAGCACCACCAATTTGTTCCTGAACGTCTGGTTTTCGAAGGCTCGTCCTGGTAACCGGGTTTCTGCTGGTGACGCCGACTCGCAGATCGTCTACCTCGACAGCACTGGCACCCGCACCGTGCTGACCCGGGCGAACTGGCAGGTCAAAGCCTACCTGATGTACGCCTCCACCTGGGCATGATCAAGGAGATCACAGACTACCTGCTGGCGCGTCTGCCCGACAGCTTTCGGGGCTGGACCCGCGAGGCTGTCGAGGACTACGTGCTGTTCCATGCGGAACAGGGCACGCTCAAGATAGCCTGCCAGGACGACCACGTGGTCGCTGTGCTGGTCGGGTGGCGCCAACTCAGCCCCAACCCGCAGCCTTGGGCCTGGCAGGCCAGCGACCCGGAGGGCGATCACTGGTACTGGCACCAGTTCGCTGCCGACAGCGCAGTATTCGCCATGGCGGTGGCGGCTAAGTTCTTTCACGACCGACCGGAGGCTGCAATCCTCCCGGCCATCGGCTATCGAAACGGAAAACTGACCACCTACAAGAAAGGCTCGATGCCGATCTATCGGGTGGCCTCGAAAATGATATGACAGTCGACGCACCAGCACCACGCAACTACGCCCAGGAGACCGCCGACACGCTGCGCACGCAGCTTGAGCTGGCGCCGCAGAAGTACGCCGCGGAGGCGCAGTTCGCTCCCAAGTACCAAGCGCTGCAGCTCGACCTACTGCGCCAGGCCACGCCGGAGCTGCTCAAGATGTACAAGGAGCAGATCGCTCCAACCATGGGCGAGGTGGAGGCCGCGGCGCGTGCCCGGTCGCGTGCTGGTGACATCGCGGACATCGCCCAGCTCGGCCCGCAGGCCCGAGAGGCTATCCGCGGCGCTGCCCCGGAGCAGGCGCAGATCGCCGACATTCTCGCCCGCAATGCGACCTCCGGTCTTCTTGCTGGCTCCCAGCTTACCCCGGAGCAGCAGCGCATGGCGCAGCAGCAGGCCCGGATCGCCTCGACGGCCCGAGGCATGGCGCAAGGCCCGCAGCCCGCCTTCCAGGAGGCCCTGCGCTCCCAGCTTATGGGCGCCGGGCTCCAGCAGCAGCGCCAGCAGCAGGCCATGGGCGCATTGCAGGCCGGCCAGGGCGTCTACGGCGACGTCTTCCAGCAGGTGCTCGGGCGTCCGTCGCAGGCCTTTGCCGGATCGCAGGGCTTCCTAGGTCAGGCGCAGGGCTTCAACCCGGGCCAGCTCTTCAACCCGGAGAGCGCCTATGCCCAGAACCTCTTTGCTGGCAACCAGCAGACGCAGATGGCGGCCAATGCTGCCGGTGCTTCTGCGACCAGCGGATTGATTGGTGCCGGCCTCGGCGCCATCGGTTCGATTGGCGGCGGCTTTGCTCAAGGCTACGGCAGAGGACTCGGAGGACGTTAACCTATGGCAACCTACGGCTATTCAGCAGGCTATCAGGGGGGCGGCCCGCAGGCTGTCCCTTCCGGCTTCATCGAGTCATACGCTCAGGCCGGGCGCAATATCGGCGCCGGCATCCAGCAGATCGGAAGCGCCATTGGCGGAGCCCTGCAGCGCTACGGCGAGAACAAGGCCGAGAACGAGTTCCTCACGCAGCGCCTGGAGTCGCTGGCGCCGTACCTGCAGACCGTGGCGCAGTCCGGCAACGTAATGGACGAGCGCAGCCCGGAGTCGAAGCTCCTGGGTGACATCGAGAAGTTCTCGTCGATGTCCATCCCGCAGAAGAAGGCCACGCTGCTCAATGCGGAGTTTTTCCTCGACCGACTGGACAAGCAGCGGGCTCGGGAGCTGACGGACATCCAGGCTCAGGCCGCCCGCTTCAATCTGCAGACCGCGCAGGATGCGGAAACCCGTCGCCGCAATCTGGAGCAGGCCATCTCCCAGGTCGCCCAGCTTCCGACCACGCAGGATGTCACCGTGCCCGCGCCTCCTGCGATCATCAGCAGCAGCCTGATGCTGCCCGCGGAGCAGCAGCCATACACCCCGTTCTACCAGGTGCAGCAGATCCCGGGTGGCCCGCAGCAACCTCCCGCGCCGCAGGCGCCGCAGGGTCCCACTCTGGGTGGCTTTCGCTTTGGTGGTGCCGAGCCGTACACTGCCGGCCTCGGGCGCAACATCATGCCGATCCCGGCTGGAACGACTCGCTCGCAGTTCACCCCGTCTCCGCAGGTGCAGGCCGCACCCCCGGCTGGCATCGCGCCAATCCCGCAGCGGGAAGTGCCGGCTTTCGAGTCTCAGCCCATCCAGCGTACCGCGACCGAGACGCAGCCAGTCGGCTACCAGGAACGCTTCAAGCAGGCTGTCGATGTGTTCCAGCGCTTGGGCACTCCGATCAACCCGGACGCCATCAGAAGCGTGCTGGAGGCCACCGGAACGCCTCGGCCTATTCAGGTCGACACCCAGACGCTGCCCGGCGGCATCACCGTGGTGCGTGCGGACGGCAAGGTCGACATCCTGCCGGCGCCCAAGCCTGTGGAAGGCAAGGACCTGACCGAGGGGCAGTCCAACTCGCTGGGCTTTGCTTCCCGCATGATGCTCAACGAGAGCACGATCAACGACGTGGTGGGCCGCGGCTACCGGCCAGGAGGCCTGACCGAGTTCGGCTTTACCCCGGAGCGCCTGCGTTCCGACGACCGCAAGATCTACGAGGCGGCCAAGGAGAACTGGATCGCCGCCGCTCTGCGCAAGGAGTCCGGTGCTGCCATCGGCAAGGACGAGTATGCCGCCGCGGATCGCCAGTACTTCCCGCAGCCTGGCGACAGCGACAAGGTGCTCAAGCAGAAGGCCAACCTGCGCTCGACCGTCTTCAAGACGATGAAGGCTGGCATCGGTCGGTTCGCCGACGACTATCTGCGCCAGGTTGGTGCCGACCAGGGGACCATGCAGCAGCCGCAGTCCGCGCTGCGCAACGACCCCCGTGTCGCTTCCATCCGCGCCCGGATGAGCTCCGGTGCAATCACTCGCCAGCAGGCTGAACAGGAACTTCGCGCCATCAAATGACTCTATCCCAGGCTGACATCGACTCGTTGCTCGGACCTCAACCAGCAGACAGCGTCGAAGGCCTGCTGGACGCTCCTGTCACTGGCGAGGACATCTCGCTGGCCATGCAGGACCCGGCCTACAAGCCGTCGGTCGACGACTACCTCAAGTTCGAGGAGTACGCGAAGAACAAGCAGACCGACTGGATCAACACCATCGCGCAGTCGGTGGATGCTGCGGCTGGCATGATCGGCGGCGCCATTTCGCAGGGTGCGCAGGGTGCAGCCGTCAACCCGCTCAACTACATCGAGGGCGCCGCTCAAGGCACCCGCCAGCTCTACGGCCTCGTCGCGCAGTCGCAGGACCCGGCCTCGCCCCTCTTCCGCTTCAAGGACCTCGTGGCTGGCACCGGCACCCCGGAGTCTCGCTACCAGCAGTTCCTTGAGGCCCGAGACTTCGCAAACACCACGGCCCGCCTGGAGCGTGGCGAGGAAGGCCTCGTTGTTCCGCCCGAGCTGACCAACCCGCAGTTCGTGCAGGGCGTGTCCATGATCCTCGACCCGACGCTGGCACTCCCAGGCATCGGCGAGGTGTTTGGCGCCGGCAAGCTGGCCACCCGCGCTGTCGGCAAAGGTGCGCAGCTTGCGGGCGAGGCCGTTGCCGGCGTTGCAAGGCCCCTGGAGCGTGTTGCCGGTGCTGCCGAGCGCATGACAGCGGAAGCGCTTGGAATGACGCCAGAAGGCCTGCGCGGCACCGCGACCACCGCGGGCATCGCCGGTGCCCTCGGTATTGCCCCGGAGGCTGCCACACTGGCGGCAATTCCTGCCGGCATCCGTACCACCCGCGAGGCCGGTGAGGCATTGGCGCGTGCCGGCGAAAACCTGATGACCCAACCGTCCCGTGTCGGACCGCTGGAGGCCATTGGGGCTGCCCCGGGTGCGAATATGCGCCAGCGGATGCTGGGCGTGATCGGGCAGTACGGTGGGGACGCTGCCTTGGACGCTGCCCTACGGTCGACCGCTGGCGCCATCGAGGGCGCTGCAGTCGGTGCCGGCCTTGGCTTCCTGGCCGGCGGTGAGGAAGGTGCTGCTGCCGGCCTCGGCGCTGGCGGTGTACAGGGCGCTGCCGGTGCGCTTGGTGGGCGTGCCTACCAGAAGCTGACCGGGCAGGCGGCACGCGAGGCCCGTGCCGGCGACCTCGGGCGCTTCATCGATGCGCAGCAGGACCCGACCACCAAGGCCCTCTTTGAGCGTGTCCGCGATCAGCACGGTGTGGATGCGGCCTCGGCGCTGATGGATGTCGAGGCCATGACCAAGGGTCGCTTTGGTGACGTCGACGTGCTGTACCGCTCCAACAAGGACTTCGCCGACCAGTTCGGTGGTAGTGCCCGTGGCGTTCAGGTGGTGCAGGCCGAGCGCCCGACCATTGTCATCAACGCCGACATCATCGGCAAAGGCCGTGGCGACACCCCGCTGTACACGCTCGGCCACGAGCTCTTCCATGCCATGGAGAAGAGCGAACAGCTCACTGCTGGAGCCACCGAGATCAAGGATGCTCTGGTGGGCCGTTGGGTGCAGGAAGGCGACGTCACCCGCAAGCTGGCCGACGGTGCGCTGACCGATGCCGAGATCGAAGCCAAGTTCAACGAGTACCGCGACAAGCTGGGCGCCGGCAATGCGCAGGCAGCCGCTGACCTGTCCAGGTACGACACCATCGACAAGAGGGCGAACTACATCGCCTCGGAGCTGGCTGCGGAGCACTTCGCCAGGCTGATCGCCGGGCAGAAGCCTGACGCGATGCTCAAGGGCTTCTCTGGCCTGACCAGGCAGCTCATGGATGCCGCGCTGCTGCAGAACGCCAGCAAGGCCATCGCCAATGCCGCGGCTTCCATCGAAAGAACGTTCGGGGTCAAGCCCACCGACTCGGTGCTGTTCCCAGACCTGAAGCAAGCCTCGCCACAGCTCAACGCCATGCTGCGCGATCTGGTGCGTGCTAGGCGCAAACTGGACGAGCGCATCCTCGTGGAGGACTCCGGCCCGGGCAAGACGCTCAAGCCGCAGGACGTTGCAAACCCGATTGCCGCCAAGCAGTTGGTCGACCTCGGCGTTGCCGAGCGGATGGCTGACGGCAGCGTCAGGAACCTCTCAGACGAGGAAATCCGGGTGCGTGAGGAGAAAGACACCGGAGCCATCAGGGCGATCTTGGAAGGCGTCCCAGGAGCCCGCGTGGTGGACGGCGAGATCCAAGGCCGGTTCAGCCCGCAGCAGTTGTCTGCCATCGAGCAGTCCCAGGCAGTCAGCAGCCGGATGAAGGACAAGATCCGGGCTGTGAATGCGGCCATGGATGCGGGCAACAGCATCTTCGTGAACTACGGTGCCGCCACCCGCCGGGTGAAGAACCGGCTGACCGGCAAGTTCACGAGCAAGTACAACAGCGGCATCCGCCTATCGCAGCGCGAGGTGCTGCCCTACAGCTTCTACCTCTCCAAAGCCGACAACCCGGTGATCAAGGTCATCGACCTGACCAAGATCCGCGGTGGCCTGGAGCGTCTGACTGCGCCCGACGGCAGCATTGCCAGCGGATTGTGGGACAACGTCGACGGGTTCATGGGCGACCTGGCGAAGTACTTCACCAACCTTGACGCCAAGGAGAATGCGCGGCGGTCTGTGGACCTGTTCGGCGCCGACAAGGCCCGCTTCCTGGGTGACTTCGTGAACGAGCAGGAGAAGGGCGGGCGCAAGTTCGTGCGCGACCTGCGCCTCGACCGTATCGGGTCCACTGCTCCGATGCCGTTCCGCGCCCGCATCTCCGAGGACGCGATCCAACTCTCCAAGCTGCGCTGGATGCCCGCGGAGACCATCGGCGACAAGTCGGTCACCAACTCCGAGGAAGGCTACCGCATCATCAGCGGCGCAAAGCACAAGCTCTACGGTCCCGACGGCAAGCTGCTCGGGATCTTCGACACCCAAACCCAAGCAGAAAGGAAAGCAGATGCCACTCAAGCAAGGCTACAGCCAGAAGTCCGTCAGCAGCAATATCCGGCGCGAGATGAAGGCCGGCAAGCCGCAGAAGCAGGCCGTGGCGATAGCACTCTCGGTCGCACGCAAGGCCGAGAAGAAGGCCGGCAAGAACTCGGGCCGGTTCGACAAGCGGGGGATGTAGGAGCGCGATTCATGCCCGACCAGCAAGGCTTCTACAGCAAGCTGGAAGAGGTAGTGAATGCGAAGCTGCCAAAGGTTGCTTCGCCTCAACAGGTGCTTGCCTCCGTTGACCCAGCCAAAGGCAGCGGAGTCAAGCCGGAGGAACTGAAGTGGACCGGATTCACTCAAGCCGTCGAACGCATCGCTAAGGAGAACGGCGGCAAAGTTCCGAAGGAGAAGCTCGTCGAGCACCTCAAAAACGAAGGGCGCGTGCGGTTTAAGGAGGTGACCTCTGGGATACAAGGCAAGTCGATCACGCAGGAAGAAGTCGACAGGCTTGAGCGCCGTGCACAGCGCACGCAGTCAAATGCAGACTGGAGAGCATACGAAGACGCGGTGTTGCGGTTTGAGAGCCAGGAACTCGGCACAGAGGCGCAGTATTCCAAGTACCAGTTGCCCGGTGGCGAGAACTATCGCGAGGTTGTGTTGACTTCAGACACCGCTGCTCCGTACACGTCGAGTCACTTCCAAGATATTCCAAACTATGTCGCGCATATGCGCGTCAATGAGCGTACAGCAGAGATTGGAAAACCTGGCCTATTCATCGAGGAGATTCAGAGCGACCGCCATCAGCAGGCACGAGAGCAAGGATACAGGGAAGACAAGGCAACAGATTGGTCGAAGATACCAGTCTACCAGTACAAAGACTTGGTTGCTGGCGGAGTGTTTCCAGAAGTCAGGCACATTGAGGTAAAGGATGGTCTTTACAGGCTAGTTGATCCTGACGGTGGTGTTGCTTTCGTTGAATCATCGCTTGAAAAGCTGAAGAAGAATTACGACCTAAGCAGAAGAATCGAAGGTGTTTCTGACGCCCCATTCCGCAAGGACTGGTCGCTGCAAATGTTCAAGCGTGCGCTGCGTGATGCCGTTGCCTCTGGAAAGGAATGGATCGGCTGGACTACGGGAGAGACGCAGGCGGAGCGGTACGATCTGAGCAAGCAGATCAAGACCCTGTCGGTTGAACCTCTCAAAGATGGAACCGGAAAGTTCGCTGTCTATGCCAATGGAGACCTGATGAGGCACGCATCGCGTGAAACGCTTTCGGATGTGGTTGGAAAGGAGATGGCGCAAAAGGCGTTGTCAGACATCGACGCAGGAAAGGATGCTTCATATAGCGGACTCGACCTAAAGATCGGCGGCGAAGGAATGAAGGGTTTCTACGACAAAATCCTGCCTGCAGAGATTCAGAAGTACGTGAAGCAATGGGGTGGAGAAGTCAGGAGATCCAACTTCTCAATCAAGGAGGCCCCAATCTGGCGCGTCGACATCACGCCGGAGATGCGCAAGTCGGTGGAGACGGTTGGTCAGCCTCGCTTCATGCCCTCCGACACCGACTACCTCTCCGCGGTGCAGAAGGGCGACACCCAGACAGCCCAGCGGATGGTCGATGAGGCGGCGAAGGCTGCTGGATACACCATCGGGCCTGTCTACCACGGCACTCCCACAGGCGGGTTCAACGTGTTCGACAAGCGGATGCGTGGCGAGACCTCGGGCGTGTCGCGTGAGGCGTTCTCGTTCACCACCAACCAGAAGGCTGCCGAGAACTACTCCAAGCGGCTGGGTGACGAGGCCGTGCGATTGGATGCAGGCCTGCGCGTTGCCAACGATGCCATGCGCCGGTTCGACGATGACGTGGCTGCGCAGGAATACTTCTCGTCCAAGGGCTACACCTCGGTCGAGGACGGGATGCTGCCCGAGTTCGACTGGGGTTCCATTGAAGACGTGCCGGAGTTCATCAAGGAACTGCGCGGCTATGCAAAGGACCTGAAGCCGATCAATCCCGACTTGGCCAGCAGCTTCATCGATGCTGCCAAGGTGATGTCCTCGACAAAGGCTGTGCCTGAGGTGAAGCGTGTCTTCCTGCGCATTCCTGAAAACGCTCCCGTGTTCCAAGCTACACCGAGCACGCTCGGGATGGTCATGCGCGACTTCAGCGCGGAACGGGAGCCGACCAAGGCCGGCATTGTCGAGCTGCCCGGAAACGAGCGGATCTACTACGTGGCCGACTCAAGTCAGGTGAAGCTGGCCGACCCGGTGACCAAGGATGCACAGGGCAACGTCATCCCGCTGTCCAAGCGCTTCCAGTCAAGCTCGGAGGACATCCGGTATATGCCCCAGCCCGACTCCTCCATGCCCGGCGCCTACAGCTTCCAGGGCGGCTTCCGGGCCATCCCGGGCAAGACCAAGGGCAGCCTGCGCCTCTACGGACCCGCGGGCAGCCTGATCGGCATCGCGGCCAGCCTTGACGAGGCGCAACGAATCATCCGACGTAAGGCCACCAAATGAGCAGCTACGACGCGCAAACGGCCACCACGCTGATCAACAAGCTCCGCAAGGACGTCGACAGCCTCACGCTGAAGATTGCGGTGCTGACCGACAGCAAGACGAGCGGCACGAGCGGTGGCACTGGCGTGGCCACCACCTGGACGACCCGGGAGCTCAACACCATCGCGGTAGATCCGCAGGGGCTGATCCTTCAGTTGGAAAGCAACACTTTCAAACTGGCTGCCGGCAGCTACCAGATCCGAGCCATCGCGGCATTCACGCACACCCGCGAGACTCGGATGCGCATCTACGATGTGACCAACGCGGTGGTCATCGGTTACAGCGTCTCGGTCGATGTCTCCAACCAGTCCAACCAGTACCTGGACATCAACGTGCGAGTCGCACCGCACAAGGACACGGTCTACCGGCTGGAGTACTACATCACGTCGACCGGAGCCGATCACCTCGGCGTGCCTACCAGCATTGCAGGGGTCGATGAGACCTTCGCAATCTGCGAGATCACTCGGCTCGACACCGGCCAAACCAAGCCCCTCGGTGCGGGCGGTCTGCAGGGACCGCAGGGGCCTCCGGGTCCCACCGGGCCTGCCGGGCCTCCCGGCCCCACCGGCGGTGGTGTGACCAGCGTCAACGTCTCGGGCGGTGCCACCGGCCTCACGACCTCGGGCGGCCCGATCACCACTAGCGGCACAATCACGCTGGATGGCGTTCTGAACGTCGCCAACGGCGGAACGGGTGCAACCACCGCGGCGGCTGCCTTGACGAGCCTGGGGGCCTATCCTGCGTCGAATCCAAGCGGCTACACATCGAACACCGGCACGGTCACTAGCGTGTCGGTGACCACGGCCAACGGCGTCAGCGGCACGGTCACCAACCCGACCACCACACCGGCCATCAGCCTGGCCCTGGGCGCCATCACGCCTTCCTCGGTGGCGGCCTCCGGCACGGTCACCGGCTCCAACCTGTCGGGCAGCAACACCGGCGACCAGACCATCACGCTCACCGGGGATGTGACAGGATCTGGCACAGGGTCCTTCGCCGCGACCATCGGCAACAACAAGGTCACCTACGCCAAGATCCAGGATGCCTCGGGCATTTCCAAGCTCCTGGGCAGCTCGGCCTCGGGCAATGCCATCACCGAAATCACCCTGGGCACCAACCTGTCGATGGCCGGCTCTACGCTGAATGCCGCGGTGGCATCTGGAACCGTGACCAGCGTCAATGCCGACGGCGGAACCACGGGCTTCAGCTTCACCGGAGGACCGGTGACCAGCTCCGGCACGCTGTCGATGACGGGTACGCTGGCTGTTGGTGCTGGTGGCACCAATGCCACAACCGCTTCGGGCGCTCGCACCAACCTGGGCCTGGCCATCGGCACCGACATCCCGTCGCCCACAGGCACCGGAGCAAGCGGCACCTGGGCCATCGACGTGTCGGGTACGTCAGCCAATGTCACAGGCACCGTGGCTGTCGCCAATGGCGGCACCGGGGCGACTACGGCTGCCGGAGCACTGACCAACCTCGGGGCCTATGCCGCAAGCAACCCGGCTGGCTACACCAGCAACGCCGGCACCGTGACCAACGTGTCGGCCTCGGGCGGTGCCAACATCACAGTCACCAACGGAAGCACGACGCCTGTCATCAGCCAGAATGCGGCCAGCAGCACGCAGAACGGCTACATGACCAGCACGTATGCCGCGAAGCTGGACAGCATCACCTCTGGCGCGAGCGTGTCCTCGGTGGGCGTGAGCGGCGGCAGCACAGGACTGACGTTCACAGGCGGGCCGATCACGTCCTCGGGCACGGTGACCATGACAGGCACGCTGTCCGCCGAGAACGGAGGCACCGGCGTTCTTCCGCCATACAGCAACGGCCAGTTGCTCATCGGCGACGGGGTGGACAACGACTGGAAGAAGGCCACGCTGACCGCTGGCAGCAACATCACGATCACAAACGGTCCTGGAACCATCACCATCGCGGCGACGGGTGGTGGTGGGTCTGGAAACGTGACTGGGCCTGCAAGCGTCAACTTCAATGAGCTTGCACGGTTCAATGGAGTCCTCGCCACAGACATCGAAGGGGCAGGATGGGGAACCGATGCTGATGATCTCTACCCGGTCAACGCAGGTGCAGCATCCATGACTCAGGGGTTCATCTGGATACCTATGGGCAGTGGCGCACCTGGAACACCAGGAAATGCTGCGCTGATGTCAGGAAGGGCTCCGCTCTACTTTGACTCAAGCTCCAACAAGCTCTACGCCTACAACGGAACAGCTTGGAAATCCGTCACGCTCACTTAGAGTTCGACTTCCCAATGAAACACTCCTTCCCCTGCGTCGAATCGATGCGGCGCGTGAACCTCTCTGCCGGGCGCGTGGTGCGCGTCTGGCGAGACCGCACCAAGGACCTGCTGGCTGCCAGCTACGATGACGCCGACATCGTGGCCACCTGCATCGCGCAGGCCACCAACGACACGCAGCTCTTGGCTGCTCTGGGCAAGCTCAAGGGCGTGAACGCTGTCGAGCTGGTCGACGCCAATGGCAACGGCACGGTGGTCTACACGAGCTGGCCATGAGATACTCCTGCCGCACCAAGCCGAGCCTCGTGGTCGAGGTCATCGCCGACACAGCGGAGCTGCGCCTGGGCGAGATCCGATGGCCCGTGGTGGTCTACCGGCGCATCGACAACGGCACGATCTACGTGCGCCCGCGGGCCGAGTTCGACGCCAAGTTCGCCGCGGAGTGACCCTCGTTTGACCCGCATAAACATTGGGTTTTCTCGCAAAAATGTAGGAAAGTGTAATTTGGTGTTGCGTGGTTTGTTTCCATCTGGCAGCTTGACCTCAGTCGGTTCAATCAAGTCAAAACAACAACACCATGAGCTACAACACTTACGCCGAGCAGGAGCACCTCGATCACGTCGCTGGTTGCGCCACAGAGTTTCAGAACGCCTACGCTTTCAGCTCAATTCAGAGCATGGGCCGCGGTGACGGTCATCTAATCTCCCGCGCCAAGAAGCTTGGTTTGTTTGTGGTTGTTGAGGAGTCCCCGATGTACTGCCGCTACACCGACGCATTCATCCGCAACGTCAGCACGTTCATCTGCGCTTTTCCGACACGCGAGTCGGCTGTTGCAAAGGCAACCAAGCTGTCGATTGCGGCAGGCATCGACAACGACATCAGCTACAGCGTGGTCTGATTTACGCCCTGGCGAGCGCATCGCCACATCCGGCTCGTGAGGAATACGGAGCCCAGGGGCGCGACTGGTCAACGCGCATCAATTTCCACTCCATGAACACCATCTCCAACCTCATCAGCGCACTGATCATCGTCGAGTCGAGCGGAAACGACATGGCCATCGGCGACCACGGCAAGGCCATCGGCCCGCTGCAGATCCACAAGGCCGTGGTGCTCGACGTGAACCGGATCACCGGGTCGCACTACCGCCACCAGGACATGACCAACCGTGCGCAGGCCCGGGCTGTGTGCGAGGCGTACCTGCGGCACTACGGCAAGGGCGCGACACCAGAGCAGTTGGCTCGGCGTTGGAACGGGGGGCCAAACGGAGACCGCAAGACTTCGACCGAGGCCTACTGGGCCAAGGTCAAGAAGCACCTGAAATGAAGACCATCAACATCAGCGACGACACACACAAGGCACTCAAGGCATACTGTATGAGAACCGGAACGAAACTGCAGGCCGTGGCCGACAAGGCACTGGCCGCGTGGCTCAGGAGGGCTGCGAAGTGAAGCGCATCCTTGCTATCGACCCAGGCCTGTCGGGCGGCATCGCGCACTTCGCCGATGGGCGGGTGATCGTCGAGCCGATGCCGGCCACCGACGGCGACGTGCGGGAGGTGCTCATCAACTACCTGTCGCAGAGCGACGTGGTCTACATCGAGAAGGTGGGCGGGTACATCGGCGGCAAGGGCGCCCCGGGCTCTGCGATGTTCAACTTTGGGCGCAACGTCGGGTTCCTGCATGGCCTGATCGCCTCGATGCTTGTGCGCTGTGTCGAGGTGCCGCCGCAGCGGTGGCAGAAGACCATCGGCGCCGGGAACAGCAAGACGCACGGCACCAGGTGGAAGGCGCACCTCAAGGGCATCGCGCAGCAGCGCCAGCCGGGCATCCTGATTACGCTCAAGACCTCGGACGCCGTGCTCATCCTGGAGCACGCCATGATCGCGGAGGGACTCAAGTGAAGCCGGACATGAGCAAAGCAGTGGCCGCGGGATGGATCAGCTATCCAGAGCCCGCCGAGGTGAGGCAGCGGGTGATGTCGCGCAACTTCGCGCAGTCCGTCGAGGCCTTTGACAGCGGGCTTGCCTGGCGGATGTGGGACAACGGAGCAACACGGGACCAGATTGCCAGGGCCATCGGCTGCAGCCGCAGCGGTGTGCAGGCTGTGATCGAGCATGGGAGGAACAATCGATGACCATCGAAGAGATGCGGCACATTGATGCCGTGAAGACCTACAAGGAGCTGGAGGAGGCGAAGGCCGAGATTGTGCGACTGAACTGCCGCATCAACAGGATCGAAGCGGTTCACGAAGCGAAGGATAACCAGATATGCAACCTGCTGGAAATCTGCAGAGCCAATGGAATCGAAATAAGCAGTCAGGATCTAATCAACGGAAGGACGAGCAAATGACACGCGAACAAGCAAGAGAAGCAGCCGCCGTGATGTTGGCATGGGCTGATGGGAAGGAAGTGGAGTGTAAATACTGGTATGGATGGGTGAGAATTGACCAGCCCAATTGGAACTGGGACGACTTAGACTACCGCATCAAACCCGCCAAGACCCTGCGCCCGTGGACAGCGGACGAGGTTCCGCTGGGGGCGTGGTTGAGGTCAAAAGAGAATGGCTGGAAGGCCTTGATCTTTGAGGTAAGGCGAGATGGTCAGATGCAAATCCACAATAGCTCAATAACGCCTTACTCTGCATTACGTTATTGCGAACACAGCACCGACGGCGGAAAGACGTGGCTCCCGTGTGGGGTCGTGGAGGAGGCGAAATGAACAACCATCTCAACGACGGAGGCCCGGCGTTTCCGAACGTTCCGTCCGATCCACAGTATTCAGACTGGGACAGAGGCATGACACTCCGCGACTACTTTGCAGCGGCGGCGTTGCAGGGGTTTCTGGCGGCATCACACACCATCGGCAATTGTCCTGTGAACGATCTGTACGCCATGCATGCCTACAATCTAGCCGACGCGATGCTCAAAGCGAGGGAGGTGAAGCCGTGAAATCAGAAGACGCAATGCCATACTTCCTGTGCGTCCTACTTGGCGCAGTCATCGGAGGATTATTCGGAGGAGGAACAGGAGTGAGTCACATGAAACATGAAGCCGTGCGAGAGGGCCATGCCGAGTGGGTGGCAGACGCGAATGGAATGGCGCAGTTCAAATGGAAGGGGTGCAAATGAAAGACATCACTAAACAGAGCGAAGAAACACACATCGAA